TGTCGTAACGTAGACCAAAAGTCTTATAACTCAAAATGTTATTGATAATTTCAGTAGTTAGCGATGCTGACCATGAATTGGCAAATACTGGAATTACCTGACTGATCACTGCACCAGTAGGAACAGCGATACTCAGTGTAGCATTGCCCACACCTGGCGTGGCATACGAAATAATACTGGCCCAGATACTGGTACGCTGATATTCTGTTTCTGGAGTTCCAGTCTGCAATTGATTTTGTGCATCAAAATATTTGCCGGCCGGTGCAGTAAACTTTACCAATGCACCTTGTGTGAGATATATGTAACTTGACGAATCAAATGATCCTGTGCTGCGACCACCACTAGAAGATATCTGTGTCCAAGTACCTGTTGGAGTGTATCTTGTTGCTGTTTTGTAGTACAAGTGACGTGTAGGAATAGTGGTAATCAACGGTGCAATTACGTTTTGCACAATGTAGTTGACTTCACTGCTGCTGGTAAATTGGAATGTTTCAATCTCTGTAACATCTTCAGTATAAATTATACCATCTTGTGCAAAGATGTTTGTACTTGAATATTTTCCTGTAGAGTCCACAACATCCAAGTATCTACTGATGCCTGAACTGGAACGATTCACAGCCTTGATCTTTAAGATATTGCTGAATGTGGTGTAAGGCAACACATTATAATCTTCGCCAGTTACCATACGATTTTGCGTATAGTACTGCTGCGGTGCTTTTGTTCTAATATCTTCCAGTGTTTCTCTTGCACTGGCATTGGTCACTGTGTATTGTAAACTTGCGCGAATTGACAGCGTTTCAGCACGACCAGTGCGTCCGCGATACGGAATGCTGACAGTGACTGCGCTCATTTCTTCAGGCGTAATTTTATACGATTGATTGTTGCTTACTCTATAATAGATTCTATAGTTGCCAACAGGAATGTTAGTAAACGATCCATCACCAAACACTAGATCAATTTGATCGTTGGCTCTGGTGCTCACGCTGTATAAATTTCTATCAGCAATGTTGTTGTAGATAACATTGATACCGTTAACTGCTGGAACTTGTGTCCAAAGTGTGTCTGGGCTGCCAGCCGAATTCAAAGAATACAACCATACATCACTGTTATTGATATTGTCAAAGTTGATGTTTACAACGCGGTTTGGTAGACTTTCAGTGATAGTAAAGTCCAGGCTTTTTAATTCACCTTGTTTAAAATAGAAAAAATATCCGGTATTGTTTGACCCGTTGCCCTGGTTGTCGTTTCTGTACAAGAAATTAAACGAGCCTCTTGGTGCCGGCGCACGTTCATAAATGTATGATTGATCGGCTGCTGTGGCACTGACAATCTCAAATGGTGTTTTTGCACCGGCTATGCTTGCTGTGTACGGCTGTACTGGAATAAGTCCGTTCAGCAAATCAATTGCATATTCATCAGTTTTAACACCGCTGAGAGTTTTTGTTGCGCCTGGTTTGCCAATTGCCTGTGTACTGACCAATGCTGCATTTAATACTGCGGTAAACTGTTCTAGCCAGTTTTCGTTTGTGCTGTCGTTCCAACTTACTAACAGGTTACTTAAATTTGTACCAGTGCTGTCGTAGATGATTTCAGTTGTGCTGACATTTTGAAATTTCAAATAGCCACTCGACGGAGTGCTACGCTTGGGATTATAGCTAATCAGTTTAGCTAGTTTTAAAATACTGTCGCGTCTTTCGGCGGTGTCTAGGAAGTTTTCGCGGGCGTTTAAATCTGTGCGGAATGCAAGGCTCTGACCCAAGAACGCAATAAGATCAATAAGCGCAATATATTCTGAACTTTCAGTGAAATCGTTAAAATCTTCGGGATAGTATGTGCGTAAGTATTCAATCATGCTCTTACGCAGGGTCTCAAAGTCAAAACTTTGGAAGTCAGCTTCCCTGAAAGTTTGATAGATTTTAGTCCAATCTTGTTGGGCTAGTAAACTGGTTTGTCTTGTGGTAATTGCCATATCTGTACCTGTTATTCAGTATTTATGGCAAAGAAAAACTGGTGTTATTATGATACTGACAAAGCATTGCTAGTAGAATTAAAATCTAGCGTTAGCTGCTCAGAATAATCACCTGGAAGAAAAGTAAGGTCAATTTGAATTTGTAATCCGTAATCAAACTCGTTAATTAACACACCATCCACTCTTAAACGAGGATCGTAGTTCACAATGCGTTTGACATCATCAATGATTGTGGCTTCAACGTCAGCAGTCATTGGTTCATAGAGCATGTTCCAAATAATGCTTCCAAAATTTGGATTCATTAATTTTTGCCCTTTTTTGATACTGAAATGATTAATTAAATCGCGCTTGATTAACTCAACATCTGTCAAGCGAAATTTTTTAATTTGGTCTATTGTGCTGAACCCGCGATATCTAGTAGCCATATTGTATTTACTCGTTTAAAAATGCATTGTAGCTGATGTCATAATAAAGTTGCCCGTATCTGTAATGTCATGGCAACGAGTCGGTTGATACGTCTGCGCTTAGATTTTGTATTGCAAATCTGCCAGCATTATAAAATAATGCACCCGGGCGCCCTTGGCTGTCTTTTTCCTTACCAGTTTGACGCCAATCTTTGGCTTTGTTTGCTGGCAAGGAGTTTGCAAAATCATCTGTTTGACCTTTAAATTTGCTTACATCAATCTTGGCTGCTGCTGTTTTTAATTGTGCTTCAGAGCCCGACAGTGATGGGTCAAGTGCAGCTTTTACGCTTTCTGTTGTTTTTGCTGCCGAATCAGTCAAAGTTGGTATACCAGTTGTTGTTTTTTTGTCAGCAGATGTACCAGATGTCACAGTACTAGACTTGGCAGTAGATGCTTTGATATTTGCTGCGGCAGCATTGATACCGCTGGTAATTAAACTGCCTGCAACCGATTCCATTGACGCTCCGGAACCAGGTACCAAGCTACTGCTCAATGATGTGCTCAGTCCCGATGCAGCAGAAACCAATCCAGCAGTATCTGCAGATCCTGCAGATCCCATCAAGCCTGTTGCAGCAGACAGCCCTTGTTGCAAACTGGGGCTAGCGTCTTGGAATTGATAGGCTACCATTAGCATACCTGCTACCACTTCTTTTGTGTCGTAGTCCTTGATTGCTCCAGATTTGATACAGGCCTGGTACTGATTAAGCAAAAACTTTTCCATTATACGATCTTGCACATTTGTATCGTAGGTAAACTCAAACGAAGTTGTTACTCCGTCTTTGCCAGTATAAGCAGCGCCGTTAGAAAATTTGTAGCCGTAGTTGATCAATGTTTTATTGTGTACAGCATATTTTCCAATGCGCGGCGGAGTATCGTAATAACGATTGTTGGCTGTTTCCATGTAGGCAATCTGTATCATCAAAGCCTTGATGTCACTTTCCCTCAATTGCGGAATACTAGATTTAACTTTGGGAGTTGGTGCACCAATGGGTGCATCAGACAGTGTCAGCATGTCTCGAGTGGCACCTTGACTGAATGGCTGATTACGTGCCTGTTCTGGTCCTAAGTTTTTACTTGCCGAAGTTGTCTGTTGTCCTGCGGCTGCGCTAGGAGATCCAACATTGCCTGTCGTTTTAGAAGTAAAAGAGTTTACATTTGCTTTGACATTGGCAGGCAAATTGTCTGTTAATGTGAGTACCGTAGATGCGTTAACTCCACCATTTTCAAATGCACTAAACATGGCCGCAGCGGTACTGGCTCCTGCTTTGACTTCGGCGTTTGCCTTGGGATTATTTTGTACGGTACTGTTTACAAATTCTGTTACATTAATTGGCATAGTTAATCTTTAGGTGTTTGTGCTCGCGGTGGTTCTGTCAACCCGTTAGTACTATTTAATTTTTTAGATCCTGTTTTTCTAACCCAGGGCTCGTGTGTTGGTGTAAATGGCGCAATGCTGGCCAATCCACTGTTTCTATCGACGACCCAACGTTTTGTATTAACATCAAATCTAACATTGGGCTGTTGATAAACATCCATTGGCGGATTGATACTGGGATCAACTGGAGTGTTGGCATCCCCTACCACTTTTCCTGCGGTATTGATGTACACTTGATCACCGCCTTTGAGCCACAACTCGCCGCCGGCCACTTTCCATCCGCTGGTGGCCCCTGAGCTTATTGTGGTTTTACCGCTGCTGGTAATAGTCATACTGCCATTTTTAAAATTCATTAGCCCGGCAGTGGACCAACTGCTGTTTAATGCTCTAACATCAATACTGCCGCCGCTGCGTACACCAACAACTCCTGCATTGATATTGTATAAATCTTTGGCTGTTATTAATTGCAATGCAGTCTGTGACTCGATTGATGCTCCAGCGTACATTCTGATAGTTGACCCAGCATTTATGTTTACATTTCCATCGGCATGAAAATTTAGGTCCATCTCAGATCTAATGTTTATACTATCACCGCTGTAGACGTTGATGCTACCTAGTGGTGTTAATTCTACCCATGCTGTGCCTGTACTGTTACTGATGTAGATAATATTTTCAGTATCGTGCATTAGGAGTTGATGCCCGGCTGCGGTACGCAAACGTATTAATTTATTATCACCGTATACATCTCCGTCATCCATGACAAATGTATGTCCGCCGCGCCGTTCGGTAGGTGCCCAGTCTTGTATTTTTGTGCCTTCACTGCCTTGTTTCAGTAACTCGTCAATTTCTTGCCTGCTTCGATCTGAAAAATCAGGATTTGTTTGTCCTGGTGTACTAAATCCAAATACTCTACTTGGTGATTCTCGTTGGCTATCGCTGGTAATTGTTCCTCTAACAGGATCAGTTTCAAGCCCTTGTTGAATTACAATATTTGATTGCCATGTGTGCAATACTCTATTCAGTTCAACATAATTTTTCTCAGAATCTCTTTTCTGGTTTTCAAGGTTTACTTCGCTGGCAGGTAGATAGACATTGTCAGCAGGAACATTGCGATCTGTTCCAAAATCTTCGTCAAGGTTGATTTTAGTAGTGCCAGTTGGTCGCGCTATACCAGGCACCATGTGAGTTGACGGAGTATTTTGCACACAAGCAAACCAAAATCCCCTACTGATATCACCCATGACAAACGTTACCAATACTTGATTGTCTAGATCAGGCGGTACTGCCCAAAACCCGTAAGTTTGTTTTTCTGTACCAAATTGATCAATTCGATCAACGCCGGGCCTGCCCGGTGTACTTCCAAAAAATGGACTAGCATAGCTGACTACTATCCATGTGCTTTCTTCGTTTTCGTCACCGCTTAGATCTGGTATCCAGACTTTTAATCTTCCCTGTCTAGTGGGGTCAACGTTGTTTTTAACAAACCCAATATAAGGACCAGCATCAATTTTGACACCAGGAGTTTGAGTGGCGTCATATGCTTTAGCAACTTGCTTTGCGTTAATTTTATCTGACATTTTATGCTGTACCTGATTGTTTTAGTTCTGCGATTTTTGCGTCCTGACGTTGGAAGTCTGCCTTGGCCTGTGCAGTAAACACATTAATACGTTTCAACAATGCGTTTTGTGGCACAAACGCATCGCCAACTGTTTTGATTTTGTATGCCGCAATGAATATTTCTGTAGATTTTTTACTGTAGGCTTGAATATCTGTTTTATTTTTTTCTCTCAAAGCAATTAATTTCTGATTCTGTTCTTCTTTAGACAATGTTTGATCGTTTTCAATTTGAGTTACCTGCGTATTGAAAGCAGTTGCAATTTGTCGACGTTGCTCAACCACTGCATCAAAGTCAGTACCAAATTGGTCAATTAGTGCTATCTGATCTGCTGCTGCTTTTTCCTGAGGTGCCACGGCTTGTGCATCATTGGCATTGGCTGGTGCTGCATCAGCTGGTTGCGGGGCAGATGCAACTGTACCTTCACCTGGTGATGTTGCCACAGGATTGGTTGCTGGCTCGGCTGCGGCTGCTTTGAGTCTATTGGTTTCAGCAGCTGATTGATTTGTTGTATCTTGTGCAACATTTTCTGCAGGCTCGGCTGGCGGCTTGGGTGCTGCGGCTTCGCTTTTAGCAACAGCGGGTTTGATTACTGTTACACTAGGGTTTGCAGGCAAAGTATCATCAAAAAACATGTCGTTGGGCATTTTGACCAATGTCAGTGTTTGTTCAAATTTGCCTCGATTGAACTCACTTTTAACTGTTAGTACCTTGTACACACCGCTAAAAGTTGAATCAGTCATTCTGCCATTGCTGAGTTTGATCTGTTTGTTGGTTATTCCGGTGTTGTCATCAATGTCAACTGCGCTTTTGATTATCAATTGCACAAATACTTGTTCTTGGTCAAATATTATTTGTCCTGTATTGGGATTAAGCGGAATAGTTTGTTCGGACCCTGCTCCCATTGTATTGAATTCTTTATACTCAGCACTCATAGGGTTGTAGTAAATATCATCCTGTTTGATAAATGCTGGATCTCCTACAATACGCAAACTTACATTCAACATGTCACCACGTTGGCTGGTATAGATACTGTTGGCTATATCCGACACTGCATAAGACTTGTCGCTGTTAGCTCTATTCATTTGCCCAGTTGCTGTTGCATTCACACCCTGAGTTTGATACGAATGAGATAGATCAGTTACCCTAGTAGGATTTGATTGTTTGCCGTCTACATCTGTGGCATAGTTATTTTGGTCCGGTTCGCTGCTAAATGCCGAACTATTTTTTGTTTTGTTGTCTTGATAAGCAGTAATTGCAGTATAGTAAGAACTGTCAAAATCAATGTCTATAGACACAATGTCTTGATTCAAGCCTGTATATAGGTAGTTGTAAGACCGAACAATCTTGCTTTTGTTAATACGGGTCTTATCAAAATCCGGGTGATATGCATTTGCCGCCTGATACGGCTGTATGGTATAAATTGCCTGTTTACTGTATGCATTTCTACTAAAGTCAAAATTAAGCAAGAAAGTTTGCGGTATAATTTTGTACCATTTCAAGAACCTGTACTGATTCATTTCTGTTTCAGCATCACGCTTTTCTT